TGCGCTGCTTCAATAACTCCGGTCATCTTCATCCTCCAACGCGATCTCCCCGCTCCCGTCACAGGCCTCGCAATGCCGCATCTCTTCATACGGCTCACCAACATCTCGGCTGAATGACTGAGACTTGAAGACCTCAACAGCCTCTAACCCCTCGCCATCGCACACCGGACATGGGCCCACGCTATTCATTTCCTGTAGCTCCATGAGCCACGCTTTTACCTTACCCATTATGTGTTCCTTTCATCCATTGTATGTCCCGAACTAATTCGGTTTTCTCTTTGGTTACTTGCTCTAATTTCTGCGTCAAACGCGCAATCTCTGTGCGCTGCTTGGCTATCTTACTCCTTAGTTGAGCCGTGACCGTGTCCTTCATGACGTAGGCCGCGCCTTCGGACGCATCGTGTAGCCCGAAGCTACATCACTAGGTTTGCACTGCGCCATGCTGTCACGGTACTCGGCGTAGATCGTAGGATATATCTCGTCCATCGCATTGGCGCAGGTAGACTGATCCCGAAACAAAAGTTTTCTCCTCGATTGTGTATGTCAACACAAGCATGTGCCAGAATATCATCATTCATCCTCCTCGAATATTGAGTCGCCCAGTTCTTCGGGGACTTCTACTGTTACTGATCTATAGTCGCACTTGGCGCACTTCCTCTTGCGCCGTATGGTTTGGAACCCGTACTTGCTGTGCGGTCTGCTGTCCCATGTTATTAGTTTGTGGTTACAGTCGGGGCAGTGGGATACGCTGTTCACAAGCACTTGTCCTCTTCGGGCTCCCATGACTTGTCCTCGCCGTGAGAATACTCACCCGCAAAGTTCATACCCTCATCCTCGTATTCAGCTTGGACCTCAATGCCCATCGCATGTAACTTATCCCACACTGGAACAGGTGGAGCCCACGCAGTCCAGCATTTGAACGAGAACCACGCAACAGGAATAGGATACTCCTCGCCTGACTTATGAAGTCCACCTTCGTCGATCTCAACTTCAGCAACGTCCCACTTCGTACCCCAGTTCGCCACGCGCCAGTCGTAGCCATCCATCCCAGCCGACTGGGCAAAGGGAACAGGCAATACAACGTCACAGAAACGCGGCTCCTTTAACTCAAGAGCCCAGTATAACTCTTGGACCAAGGCCCTCGGACCATGGATGTAGACTGATTGATAACAGTGATTAGGCATTGTTTTCTTCCTTCCATGCTGCATGGGCATTCATACCCATGGTGTGAACAAGCTCCCAACGTAGGTCCTCGACACCCACATCGCAGAACACATCGACATCAGGGTTCATCTTGATGTCCTCCTCAATCTTCTTGGAAATCTCATCCAACTTTTCCACGATGTAGTGGGCGCATACAGTGTTAGTCATCACGCTGTCTCCTTCCAGATCGCCAACGCATCAGCAAAAGGCATGTCGTTCAAGATGGTCGCCTTGTGAGCACGAGAAGGCCGCGTCTTGTGAGCAAACACACCCACCTTGTCAGCAAACTGAAACAAGAAACCAGACTTTAACTTCTTCTTTAACTCACGCGCACTGAGCCAATCGTTGACCTGATCGCAGCACCAAAATTCTAGCGTCTGTTCCATGCCGTCCTCGTTCCACTCAGATGGTGTGTTGGGTAACGACTTGAAGTAAGCATCAACCTCCGCCATGACAGAACGATAGTCGCCGCCCAGACCCCCAAAATAACGAGTGTGCGGCTCAAACTTAGGGTGAGCATAGTCACGGTCACAACCGCCATGCCCATCGTTGCTGACAATAGATAAAGGCTTGCCGTTGACGTAAAGGCTGGCCTGATAGCAGTGGGTCTCTTCGCTAGCCCACGCAGTGTGCTTGATGTTCTTTAGTTCTAGTTTCATGGTCCTTGATCCTTGGTTGAGTTAATTGAGTACTGCCTACAAGTTATTGCACCTCGGTCCACGTGTCAAGCAAAAGGAGGGGTGTGTTTACATATAGACAGTATTCTCACAGGTTTTAGTTTTTTTTCAAAATGAAATCCAAATATGGTGTAAACACCGTAAACACTGTAAACACCCCCTTATTTACATAGTCTGTACCAGCCCAAAGCTGTTTACACCTGTTTACATTGTTTACACTTTCTCTGGAAAAAGTGTCTATATAGGGAAGTTGCAACGGCAAGCCCTTTGATATAACTTGTATCCAAAGAACAACGAGGGCCACATGACAACTGCCAAGAAGAAGATCGAAGAAGAATACGGGCGGACCCTGACCAACCGCCAAATGACTTTTGCCAGACACATAGTCGAAGGCATCTACTCCAATGCTGAGTGCGCTCGCAAGGCTGGGTTTTCTCCTAATGTCGCCGATAATCAAGCATCCAAACTGCTGAACGGTAGAGACTACCCTCATGTCCTTGAGTACATCCAAGACCTGAGAACAGAACGAGAGCGCCGCTATGGCGTCACCACGATAGGCCAGCTTCAGCGTCTGCATCAACTAAGTAGCGGAGCGGAGGACGCAGGCCAGTTTTCTGCTGCCATCAACGCGGAGAAAATACGCGCAGCCTTGGGTGGTTTGACTGTCGATAGGCGGGAGCAAGTCAACACGATTGACGCGCTGTCTCGTGATGAAATTGTCGGTCGATTGGCTGATCTCCAGAAGAAATATCCACAGGCCTTCCAGATCGAAGGCAACTACAAGGACGTGACCAATGAGCAAGGGGCCAGAGGCGAACTTTTGGAACTCAATTCGGTCGAACTTGCCGAAGAATTGCCACGCGACAAGGATTGAAAACAAGCACGGCGGCGGTGTTCCTGACGTTCACGCTGTCTGGGATGGCTTGCCCTTCTGGCTTGAATTAAAGGTTAGTAAATCAAATGCGATAAAAGTCTCCCCCCATCAAATTGCGTGGCATGCTGCATATTGGGCGCGTGGAGGGGCAAGTTTCTTCTTGGTAAAGAGGTCCTTGACCCGTGAACTACTTTTGTTTGGGGGTGATTCGGGGTCCACGGTCCTAGATTCGGGGTGCCTTGCGCCCTGCGTCCTGTCCTGCGCCTCTATTCCTGCGTTTTTCGAGGCCCTGCGCCCTGTTTTGGTGGATCGATTGTCTTGCGCCCTGCGCCCTGCGCCTTGATTCTATGGCCTTGCGCCCTGATCCTGCGCCCTGCGCCCTGTTTCCGTGCTTGCGTAAGCATACGCGCTGCTGTGTGTTGCAAAACACAGGTTCTGTAAGCAGAAGGAGCGCGAGCCGTGGCCCGCGCTCCTTGGTCCTTTGTCCTTGGTCCTAGTGTTCGACGATTGCTATTGATTTGCCAAGGCTCGAGCCCTTGCAAAGTTTGCAGGCTGTGCATTGGACGCGTCGCCCTGCTTCTTTGGACGCGGGACATAGTGCCTCGTTTGCCTTGTCCAGATCACCTAGATCCGCAATGACGCGGAATGTCCGGCGTCCTGCTTTCCAGTGTGCGACGGCCTCGGCGCGATTGTCCGCGGATTGCATTGCGATATCGGGACGCCATCCGCTTTGGTGGCTGTAAGCGGTATAGGTGGTGCATTCTGCCATTAGGTCGGTCCACACGTCCGCGGGAACCGCTGCCGGATCCCCATATGTCCCGATCCGCACAAAGCGGGCGCGCCCGATTGTGTTCCGGTCCGCGGTATTGTCTGCAGCTGGATAGACGCCGCGCAAGAATGATTTGTAAACAATCAAGACGCCTTGCCCAAGGTTAACGTAGCAGCGACGGTTTGCCGCTTGCTTGCGCTTTGGGTCGTCGTTCACGTCGCCGCGCATGACACAGTCGCCGCAAATACTATAGTCTTCGCCCGTCTTGCTTGCTTCCAGCGGATTAATATCGCTTCGCAAGATGTAGGTTTGCACGACCGCGCCCGTCTTTGTGTTGCGCTTTGAGAATGTCGCGACAACGATAATTGGCTTGCCATCCAAGAGGCTTGGCCCGTTGTAGATGATTCCGGATTTCATGATTTAATTCCTTTTTAATTGAGATAGAGTTTTTATGTTAGCAGAATGTGGCCGGTATGCAAGTTTTATTTTACCTTGCGCCTTGGTTTCTTTTTACCTTGCGCCTTGCGCCTTGGTTTCTTTTTACCTGCGCCTTGCGCCCTGGCTTTTTTCTTGCCCTGCGCCCTGCGCCCTGGCCTTTTTGTTCTTTGCCCTGGCGGGCGGGCGCGGGATCCAGGCTCGAGCGCAGCGGGCAAAAGAAAAGGGCCCCTAAGGGCCCTTGCTTTATGCGTAGTGCTTGAGGCTGTCTCGCAATTGTCGAACACTTTCAGACTTGGCGGCATTGAGAGACTTGAGTAGTTCTCTTGCCGAGTAGGAATTCTCGCCTGCCTCAACGATTTTTTCCAACGCGGTGACAATGGTCTGGACTTCGCCGATGCCGAGATCAATGCTAATCTCGATTTCAAGAGGGTTTGTGTATGATGATTTCATGGTACAGAACTTTCCTTAATTGAAGCGCCATTATTAGCGTAGGTTTATATTACCAAACTATCAACAAGCCGTCAACAACTATTCAATAACGAATTGAAATTAATTTTCCGCCCTGCGCCTTGACATTTTTTTCCGAGCGAAGCGAGGACCCTGCGCCTTGACAACAAAGCCCTGCGCCCTGGCGGGCGCAGGGCGCAGCTGCGAGAGTAGCCCAGGCGCGGAGACGATATATATCGGAGCGCCTGGGCGGTGGTTGAGTTACACCCATCCCATGATGATCGGCCCAAACAGGGCTAGCGAAACCGCCAGCCCTGCACAGAAACCTAATAAGATATTAGACAGAGTATTCATCGCGCCACTCCGGATCAGCATCGATCAGCTGCCCCAGCTGCTTGATCTCGCGGGCATAGGTATCGCCCATCTCGTATGATCCTTCGTGCATCATGGGCGATGTCGCAGCGACAAACCATCGAGCATACGGGTCTTTAGCCTCCGCAGCTGAGTGCTTATAGGTTTTGAGCACCTTCCACACCCAGCCTTGGTCGTTGGCATACGTTGCGTATGGTGTGTCTTGGGTGCGGGCTTTTCCGAATGATGTTCTTGGCATTGTATATTCCTTTTTGTTTGATTGAGGTAATGCTCCGATCATACGCTATGCATGACCGGAACACAAGTTATTTAGTCTTCGTCAACCATGCGCTGGAAGTCACGCACGGCGCTTTCCGCGGCTTCTTTCTTGGTTTTCTTTAGAGCCTTGAGCAGCGATGTGGCGCGGGCGCTATAGCCTGGGCCGTCAACCTCTGAGGCCTGTGCGGTGTAATCGATCAAGAGGATCAAGTCGCCCATGTCGATCTCGACTTTAATGCCCATTGAATGCTCTAAGATATAAGATGTTTTCATTGTGTAGTCTCCTTAGTTGATTGGTACTTGATTGCACCGGATGCCAGCCTCTTGCGAGGCTGGGCACCGCTATGGTCCTACTTCCAAGTGAAGTGATTGACGGTGCTTGCTTTGGCATAACGCTGCCAAGTCTTGGGGTGCTGCTCCTTCCACCATGACAACGATGGTGCGGTGTTGCGGATCGTCTCGACGTAGTATGCAAACCCACCGTCAATTGCTTCAGCGCGTAGGACCTTCTGTTGCGCTTGTAGTTTCTTGATCTTTGCTTCTACTACTGCGAGTTGGTCTTGGATGTTCATGGGATCGTTTCCTTAATTGAGTGGCCGCTTGATTGCTTCCATAACTTGTTATGGCATGCCACGATCTGGAATGTCAACACGTCAAACACAATTAATTGCATGTAATTGAAATTAATTTCACCTAATCGCGGCCCCAAAGCCCCGCTTTGGGGGTTACTTTGCCCCGCCGATCGCGCCCGGGGCGCGACGTCCGCCCCCCATCCCCCCCTATTTGGCCCCCCGCCTCGTAGTATCTGCCCTTATTACATGGTCCCATGAAATCATTCCGAGGTTTTCCATTGGGCCCACAAGTAGAATGCAAGTCAAACATAAAGTTTGTTTTCCTGTGAAAAGTATGCCCGCTTTATTTTCATTTGGGATTAGGTTATGGTGTGTCTGAGACAGAGGAGCTTTTGTTATGACGCCACCACCATCAACGGGAGATCCGGTTAGAGACGCGGAGAACATGCGGAGTTTTGCCAATCAGTATGCTCAGATCTATGGTTCTGACAACGCGCGTGTAATGGGTTACACGGGCCCTGACATTCCGCGCCCTGGCATTCCGCGCCCTGGACAGGGCGCTCGCCCGGACCTTGGAGTTCAGACCATGGACCCCGGACAGATGCCCGCGGCGCGAGGCCCTGCTGGCTTTGACAACGATGGTTTTTTGGTCGACCAGGTATTTCAGGCGCAAGAGTTAAACGGAGGTCCTTTGGCTTCGGGAATCTTTGGCGCGACTCCGACCCCTTCCAACCCCGGCCAGCCGATGCCCGATCCACAGCCAAGAGTGGGTGCCTTTGAGCCCCCGCCGATACCCGGCATGGATGGAAGAAGTTTTTCATATCCGAATGTTGAAAGGGATGCGAGCGTTCCTTCTTGGATGGTTAACAACCCTGACTTTGATCCGCGGTCCCCGAGTCAATCGGGCATGCAGGAGCACACGAACCCTGCTACTGGCGAGACGTACATGGGTGGGACTTCTAGCAACAACCAGTACATGGTTGATCCTTCTTTACAGGGTGAGTTTACTACTCCTAACGGGGGTGGTTCTTTGATGAGGTCGAACGGTTCTGAGTTCAGCGGTATTTTCGGCGCGTCTCCCAGTCCCACTCCCTCTCCGGACATTGGCCTTCCGACATTGGCCCCTGTTTCTTCGACTCCTGCTCCGAGTGCTTCGCAGCCTACTCCTTACACTCAGGATTTTGATTCCATGCATCGTGAGCAGCATTCTCAGATGGGTGGTGGGATTACTAGCGTTGCTCCTTCGGACAATTTCACGCGCCCTACGTTGGAGCGGTCTCCTGGTCCGATGTCCATGGGCAATCCTTTAGTTTCCAGCAGCCTGGTTATCAGACGGGGCAGTCCGTTTGGTTCGATGCCCAGTCAGTTTGGGGGCGGTTTACCTCGGGGGTATTATACATAATGGATTATTATGAGTTAGCGGACATGATGGCGGAGCGTTATGGGTTAGACCCTGCTATTTTCCGTCGTCAGATTATGGCTGAGAGTACGTTTAACCCTGACGCTGTTAGTCCTGACGGGGCTTTAGGTTTGAGTCAGGTTATGCCTAAGACGGCAGCGAAACCTGGGTACGGGGTTACTCCATTGGCGTCTGACTTGATGACTGATCCGGAGGAGAACTTGCGGTTTGGCGCGGAGTACATGCGGGCGATGCTTGATAAGTTTGACGGGAACTATGAGTTAGCGTTGTCTGCGTACAATGCGGGCCCTGGTGCGGTTGAGAAGGCTGGCGGGGTTCCTCAGAACGAGGAGACGCTTGGTTATTTGTCGAAGATCATGCCTGATCGTAGTACGGAGGAGTCCAGTCGCCCTCAGACCACTGGCGGTATTGAGGCTGCATTGAAGACGTTAGCGGAGTCGGACGGTGGATCGGAGGCTGATGACTATGAGTCTGCGATGGCTGGTTTGTCTATGTTGACCAAGGCTTTTAGTCCCCGGAAGGTTAGTCCCTTGAAGGCGAGTGCGTCTGTGAGCCGCGGCAGTGGCGGGAATGCTTTGGATCGGTTTCAGGGTTTAGCGAGTTTGAGGGGCGGATGATTCGTGATGCGTTAAATCTTTGGTGCACGTCTGAGTCTTATAGGGACTTCCCGTCCTCTACGATTTCTTGGCGGTTATTGCCTGCAATTGACAATGATCAGATACGGTTGTTTTACAGGGATGGGGTGTGCGTTGGATTGATCACCTGGGCGTTTATGACTCGTGAGGAGTTTGCCAGCAAGGATTATTGCGGCCCGGAGATTTTTGCCCGTGACGAGGGCGATGTAATGGTTTTTGTAGATATGATTGCCACGCATGGTAAAAAAGATGTATTGTGGATTTGTAAAGAAATGAGAAAGCAGTTTTGGATTCAGTACCCAGGGGTGACTGAGGTGCTTGCTCATCGCGGAAACAGGAACGGGACGTTCCCAAACAAAGGTGCTTGGCATGACAAAGCTGCTTGATTTAATGGGTTTGAACCCGATCCGACCCCAGATATTTTATGGCGGGGACAAAGAAGGTGGCGGCGGCAGCGGCAGCGACGACGGCGGCGGCAGCACTTTTGGTCAGGATGTTATGTCTGGGACGACCACGGACATTCTTCCTCCTCCTTCTCAGGGCAACATCCGTCCTGTGTCACGCAAAGAGAAGAGCGACTTTGCGAGGGTTCAGGCTAGTTACAAGGACAACAACCCCCGCGCTGTTAAAAGCACAAACCCTAATGGCAAAACAACTTACGCTATGCCCAACAGGGTAACTGCGATGGCTGCGGAGCCGGGGGCTCGGGACCCTCGTATTGTTAATAGTTACATGGACGACATGATCAACAGGCTCACTCCTTTTGACAATAAAGAGAGACGAGGTGGTCAGGTTTACGATACGAACGTTGCTAACCCCAACGTTCGATCAGGCGTTTCTAAGATCGGTTTATGCAGCAGCGGATAGCGGCGGCGGCTGATCCGTACGGTCAGAGCACCGAGC